CAATGGTCAGATATCAATGACAATATTCTTGCTGCAAAAATTAGAAGCACCTCAACAGCAGAAAATGCACAAGCCAATCTTGGCAAGGCCAATGGCTTCCTGGCACAGAGTCGAGCACTGGAAGGCCAGCTAAAAACTCTACAGCAGCAGGCAGCTGCCAAACTCAACATTGGACTTGCTTTTGACATTGGTCAACTGCTGGCTGAAGTTCAGGCCACCATCAATCAAATCCTCTATGCCACCATACCGTGGTTGCGCAGTTTGTTGAATCCCAATGCTCCGCCAGCCACACCTTTTTAAGCCATAAATATCAGTATGACCACATACATTGGCTTCAATACTATCAATCAAAACAAAAAATTCACACTCACAGATTTTGAGTTGATTCAACGTGATCTTTTGAATGCTTTCAGCATTCGCCAAGGAGAACTGCCTGGCAGACCCAGTTACGGAACCACAGTGTATGAATATCTTTTTGAAAACCAAGCTGATCAAATGCAACAGGCCATCAAGGATGAAATACAACGTGTGGCGTCAGGAGATCCACGCTTGTTTCTCAATGACATACAGGTTTTCCCACAAAACAATGGCATTTTGATACAGTTGGAAATCACAATAGTACAGACCACCGAAGCCAAAATACTTGCTATCTTTTTTGATGCACAGCAACAAACTGCCGGCTATGTATAACTGCGCCGTTTTCTTTGTCAATAAATAACTCTAGAGGCACAGAGATCAATGGCAACCACCACAAGACAGACCGCAGTATTTGGCGTAGAAGACTGGAAACAGATCTATCAAACCTATCGCGAAGCGGATTTTCAAAGCTACGACTTTGAAACACTACGCAAGAGCTTTATTGATTATCTACGATTGTACTATCCTGAAACATTCAATGACTACATTGAATCCAGTGAATTCATTGCCTTGCTGGATGTCATGGCGTTTATGGGCCAAGCTCTTGCATTTCGTACAGACTTAAACACTCGTGAAAACTACATAGACACTGCTGAACGTAGAGATTCAGTGGTGCGCTTGGCAGACCTTGTGAGCTATTCAGCCAAACGTAACACTGCTGCCGAAGGATATCTCAAAGTTTTCAACATCAGCACCACAGAAAACGTGGTGGACTACAACGGCGTAAACTTGAGCAATGTCACAGTGAACTGGGCTGATCCTACCAACCCTGATTGGCAAGAACAGTTCACAGCCATTATCAATGCCAGCCTGGTAGACAGTCAAAAAGTTGGTCGCCCCGGCAATCGACAAAGCATATTGGGTGTGCTCACCGATGAATATGCCATCAACCTGGTGCCAGGATTTTTGCCAGTGATTCCATATTCGTCCACAGTGGATGGTATCAACATGCAATTTGAAGCAGTGACTTCTACGTCAGTGGGTCAAGATTATGTGTACGAACCTGCACCTGTGCCCAGCACAGCATTCAACGTGTTATTTAGAAACGATCAACTGGGATTTCAATCAGCCAACAACGGCTATTTCTTCTTGTTCAAACAAGGTGTGTTGCAGAATCAAGACTTCAACTTGGCCGAACGCATTGCCAATCGCACTGTGGACATCAACATTGAAGGGGTGAACAATGAAGATCGTTGGTTGTTCCAATTGGACAATCTTGGCAACATTGCTCAAGAATGGCAATACGTTGAGAATATCTATCAAGCAGCAGCCGAAAGATCCACACAACTGTTGCCCACTTATGCTGTGACTTCTAGAGCCAATGACCAAATAACTCTAATTTTTGGTGATGGTGTGTTCTCACAGATCCCAGTGGGCATTTTCCGTGCGTATGTACGTGCCAGCAACGGGTTGCAGTACATTATCAATCCTGAAGAAATGCAAAATGTTGTGCTGCCCATCAGTTACACTGACCGCAACGGCAACTTGCAAACCATCACATTCACCTGTGGCATCACACGTCCTGTATCAAACAGCCAAGCACGTGAACCCATTGGGGAAATCAAACAACGTGCGCCCGGTAGATACTACACACAGAATCGCATGGTCAACGGCGAAGATTACAATATATTTCCTTACACACAATACAACAGTATTATCAAAAGCAAAGCACTGAATCGTGCGTCAATTGGTACCAGTCGATACCTTGACTTGATTGACAACACTGGCAAGTACTCATCAACCAACACATTCAGCAGTGATGGAGGTATGTGGCGTAGTTTGGTGTTGCCTACTATATTGTTCAGCTTTACCAATAGAAATGATGTGGCTGACTTGATTACCAATCAAGTGCAACCAAATGTGGCGTCAGCCATTGTGAGACAATTTTACTATTCTTATTTTCCACGAGAGTCTACCAACACAGGCAGCACCGCAGGTACTACCTGGAATCAAAGCACCACGTTGGCCAACGAAACCACTGGTTACTTTGTAAACGCAGCCGGGCAACCTATACCCATTGGCAGTGCAGTGTCAACCATATTCAGATACGTGGTGGTAGGAAGTTTGATAAAATTTGTTCCGCCCACTGGATACTACTTTGATCGCAACAACAAACTGGTACAAGGAGTTCCCACTCGAGCCGACGAAACGCTGCAGATATGGGCAACTCCTCAACAGATTGTGGGTGATGGATACAACAGCGGAACAGGTAATTTGCCGTCAGGTGCTGGTCCAATTACTATCAACAATTTTGTACCCACTGGTGCTATAATAGACACAGTGATACCGGCATTTATAACTGATTTGCCCACGGTGTTGCAAGTACAAATGGCTGATCAGATTTTGCTTTTACGCAATTTTGGACTGGGCTATGACAGTGAAGGCACCATAACAGGAACTGCGGCCACCTGGTATTTGATACTTGGTGCCAACTTGGATCAAGATGCTCCTTGGAGCCAACAATATGCTGGCAACACATCAGGCGCCGGCCTGGATGCTTCTTGGTTGGTGCAATTTGTGGTGGTCAATCAAAATTACACCATTACCTTGCGAGGCCTGGCCTACAACTTTGGCTCAGTGCTACAAACTCGCTTTTTCTTCTATGAAGATCAACTGGTGTACGACAGCCGTACCGGCAGTGTGATCAAAGACTTTATCAATGTGTTGGCAGTCAACACACAGCCTGACAGCACTGATCCATTGCCAGGCGACATTTATACCACTATCATTGGTCAACCTGTGGAAAGTGATGGCTACGTGGATGACTTCCAAGTGTTGATCAGTTACAGAGACAGTGACAATGATGGCGTGCCTGACAATCCTGATTTCTTTGAAGAAATTGTGGGCACTGCTACCAACCCAGGCAACCTGATCTTTTTGCAGCGCACATTGGACTTTGACAATTTACAACGATACTTGTTGACTGAACCAGGCCTGGTAAATTATGATTACGGCACACTTGAAGAATTAGAATTGGTAAAAACTGCTTGGAGCCCGGGACAAGTGTTTTATGCTTACCAACAAGGCACATTTTACTTGTTGGCCATCAGCTTGACCGGAGTTAGAAGCCTGGTATTGCAAACTGCCGGTGACTACATAGCAAGAACTGGTCGTCAAGAATTGTATTTTCAATATCGACATAACTCGCCATTGACCAATCGCATTGATCCTGGATCAACCAACATTATCGACTTGTATGTGGTCACACAGAGTTATTACACTGCTTATCAAAACTGGTTGCGTGATACCACAGGCACTGTGGAAGAACCAGCTGCGCCTACCATCAATGAACTCAGCACTGAATATCAAAATCTACAAGACTATAAAATGATTTCTGACAACATGGTAATTAATTCTGTATCGTTCAAACCGTTGTTTGGCGCCAAAGCAGCTCAGCAGCTTCGCGCCACCATCAAAGTTATTCGTGCTCAAAACAGCACAGCCAGTACCACAGAAATCAAGAGTTCTGTACTGGCTGAGATGAATACATATTTCAGCATTGACAAATGGAATTTTGGAGACACGTTTTATTTCTCAGAACTAGCTGCTTATTTGCACCGACAACTAGGAACCATCATCAGTTCAGTTGTATTGGTGCCCTTGGACCAACAAAAGAGTTTTGGTGATCTGTATGAGATACGCAGTCAACCCAATGAAATTTTTGCCAATGCGGCCACCATAGACAACATTGATGTGATTGAAGCTTTGACCAGTTCTAATCTACGCACTGCACCAGGCAGCGGGGTAATATAATGGCACGACAACGTTCAGTTGATTTTCTACCAGCAATTTTTCAAACACCAGTCAACAAGCAATTTTTGGCTGCCACGCTTGATACCATGGTGCAAGAACCCAAGTTCAAGAAAACTCAAGGGTTTATCGGTCGCACAGTAGGACCTGGTGTCAACCCCAAAGACAGTTATGTGGTAGAGCCTGACAAAGTTCGTCAAGAATATCAATTGGAACCAGGTGTGGTGATTCTTGAACCTGGCACCAAAAAAGTCAAAGATGCCATCACTTATCCTGGCATAAACGATGCCATTGAATTTGAAGGTGGCGACGCCAGCAGACCTGACTTATTGTATCAAAGTGATTACTACACTTGGGATCCGTTTATCAATTATGATGCGTTCATAAATTTCAGTCAATACTACTGGTTGCCCAGTGGCCCTGACCCAGTATCAGTGGCTGCACTAGGAGTGCCTAGTGAGTACAATTTCACAGTCACACGTGAAGACGGAGTATATTCGTTTTCGGGACAACCAGGAACCAATCCTGTATTAGATCTGGTGCGTGGGGGCAGTTACACTTTTCAAGTGGCACAAAATACCAAGGAAACTGAAAACTTTCGTGTGACCAACATAGGTACCACCAGTTATCAAATTGATTTTCAATCCAATCCTACTTTGGTATTAGCACGGGGCAACACCTACGTGTTCAACCTCAACCTCAATGGGGACTACCCATTCTGGATCAAAACACAACAGAGTTTGGGCACAGGCGATGCCTACAACTCAGGAGTCAGTAGAAATGGCAGCGCATTTGGGCTGGTAACATTTGTTGTGCCTCAAGATGCTCCAGACACTCTTTATTACGTCAGTCAAAATCAAACCAATTTGCGTGGTGTGATCAATGTGATTGACGGTACATCTGGCACTGGCCCTGGATTTTTCATACAAACCAATCCTGGCGTTGACGGCACGGTGGCTGCAACTCCCAATATCAGCGCCAGAGATGTGCTGGGGGTCAGCAACAACGGCGAAGATCTTGGCACAGTCACATTTGAAGTGCCGCTGAAAAACGCACAGCAATTTTATTACACACTGCCTGATGTGGGTCCAATTGATCTCATGACTGAACTACAGTTTGACCAGATCAACAACAAACCATTGCGACAATTCATCATTGACAACAATGGCATTGACGGCATTACCTATCTTACCAGCAGAACACTGGTATTCATCAACCCAATATTAGACGCCGAAGGCGGCGGGTGGTTGGAAACCACACTGTTTGATCCATTGGCTAGACTGGACTCATTGAACGG